CGATCCAGCACTTCCATGGAACGACGAGGTCGTGGTAGCCGTGAAGAATGTCTCGTTGTGGATGTCCAGCCCGAGGACGGCAAACCCAGCGGGGAGCCGGAAGATATCGCACTCCACATAGGTGGCGTTCGTGCCCGAACCACCGCTGGCCGTTGCGGTGACGGTGATGCCCGAGCCGCTGTTGTTGTCGTTGGCGTTGGCGACCTTGTACCAGCCCCGAATGATGGCCAGCCCGTTTGTCCCTACGCCGATAATCGGCGTCCACGACGCACCACCCACTGAGGAGTCGCTGATAGCAAACGCAGTATTGACCGTGGTGCCCGCTATGTTCGCGGCAGACACGACCATGAGGTCGCCGACGTTTGGTGTGACAGTTCCAGTTGAGGCCGCGGCGGCGCTGCTGCTGCCTACGTTGCTGACCGCAGACTCGAAAGTCCAACTCGTCGCCATCTACGCGACCGCCAGGCATCTCCACTTGCTGGTGTTCCCGTTGTACTGGAACCCGACAGTGGTGGGAAGTGTCGCCGATCCGGGCGAGATCAATGGAGCAGACACCGTACTGTTCTCTGTGTTGACCCACGACAGGGTTTGCCCGGTTCCGCCATCGGTGATGCGCACGATCACCATCTCGCTGTCCACCGCGCCTGACGTAGACATCGTGATAGCCGTGCCCGCCGATACGACCACGTTGGACACGCGGGCGTTGGAGATGACCGTGACAGAACCCGAAGTGACGGCTGGAGTGTTGACGGTGAAGATGGCGTTGCCGGGGAACAGCGTGGTGTGGTTGGTGGTGCCGAGAACGATCTGGTCCTGCACCGAAGTCGTCGCCCCGGCACCGGTGTGGTCGGTGCCGATGGCGACGCCGCCCGCTGCCCCGACCGTTGTGTAGTAGCCGAGGCAGGTGATGTAGTTCGGTGCGGTTGCAGAGACGACGGCTTGGCCTGTCTGGTAGCCGATAAGGGTCTGACCTGTCCCGGTGGTGGTGGCGTAAGTCGTACCGAGGGCGGCGGGAGAATAGCCAGCCTGGTAGCCGAGCATGGTGTTGATGCCAGAGATGTTGGAGTTCCCCGCAGCCGCGCCGACAAAAGTACAGCGGCTCGCCCCCCGCATCGACTGTCCCGCCGAGTCACCGATGACGACGTTGGCCGTCCCGCTCAGCTGTCCCGACTGGTTGTCGCCCAGGTTCGTATTCGACGACCCCTGGCCGGGGTTCGTGCCGCCGATCGAGATGCCCCGGAACGACGGGAACTCGCAAGGAAGCCCGCGAGGCATGCCCCTGTTCATGCGTTTAGGCCCGTGGCTACGACATTGGCCAGCTGACTGGCCGTGAACGACCCAGCGACCAGGAACCAACCAGGCGGGAGCCATAGGTTCTGATAATCCCGAACCAATCGGAACGGCGCCGTTGATGTAGATGGCGTAACGGCCGTGACGATAAACGAATCGTGGAAGTGATACGTCCCCGCAGACTCATAATCGCCAAACGAGTCGTATAGGAAGGTGTTGCATATGGCGGCAATCGTGGTGCCGGTACCAATGACTGCGATCTCCTGAATGAGCGTGCCGATGCCGCCGCCATACGTTACAGACACGCTTGCGGCGGTCGCCGTAGCGGGAGCGCTGAGCGTACAGACGCTTGCTGTGGTTCCGACGACGGCTCCGACGCCAGAGATAATCGTGCCAGTCGGGATACCCGACCCCGACACGGGGCGACCGATATCACCGGAGTTGTATGCTGATGCAACCGATGTCAGCGTGGTGGAGTTCAGTGTGGTTGATCCGTCGACCACCTGACGCGGACCTTGACCACCGAGCAGCGTGACCGTGTTGGACGGTGTGGCGTAGACGCTGGCCGCAAAGGCACTGAGGGCGGCTGATCCGACCACCGGGATGGCCGCGAACTGTGGGTCGATTGCCATTATCTAAACGCCATCCTTGCCAAAACGGGGGTGGATCGAGTGATGTGCCAGTCCTGTGCGGTGGGTCCGTGCGTCCATGCGACGGCCGTATGCGTAATGGCACCGGCGCCGTAGGCACTGGGCTCAGCGTTGCGAATCACTGCGCCGGTCGTGCTGCCGGGAACGAAGCCGATCAAGTAGACGATCTCTTCATTGCTGGTATTTGGCTCAAGAACGAGGACGGCTAGGTCCGGCGGGGATATGAGGGGAAGCGGCGGCGACACCGACCAGGTGCATACGTTTGTCGTTGCACTGGACAGCGTGATCGGGTTGACCGAGGCTGACGCAGTTACGCTTGCCGCCCCAGAAACGTTGTTCGTCCTGATGCGGCTCATTATGTCGTGAACGTGAAGATACCGCTAGCGTTCCACACAACGGTGAGTGCTCCGTCCGACACAGACTGCACGCCACCAAAGTAATTGAACGACAATCCAATCGAACTGACGGTCGAGTCGTACACCAAACATCCGTAGACGTTCGCCAGTGTGGCTGCACTGCCCGATGACGTATTGGCACCCGTGAACGTATCCACATTGCCTGATTGGGTCCACGTTTGCGATCCCAACGCCACGCCACCTTGCGCCCATTGACCAGCCTGATAAACCTCGTTAGCCGTAAGCCACTGCGACCCCGAACCGTTGTACTCGGTCAGCGCCGACGTTGAAACGGTGTTGTCCGGCGTAATGGAGTTGTTGTAGAGCGCGACGTTGACCGTGTCCGCCACCAAGTCGAACTGCGTGCTGGTTAGCGATAGCAGGATCGTGTGTGCGAAAACCTTTGATGCAGACCAGGCCATTACATAATCCCTTCGCCACGCACGGTAGCCGTGGGCGCGTAAATCGTGCAGTCGTTGCTGCCGTCTGGGCGTTCCGTGCGCACCGACATGATCCGGTCAGCGGTCTCGTCACCGATATAGTCTTCGCGCTCCATGACAACGTGGCGAGCGTCAGATACGGCGTCAGGCCCATTCACCTCACACAGCGGTATGTTCAGCCCATTCAATGCGGGACAATCGTGCATGCGGGCGTGAGCATCGTTCCGCTCGGTACGGTCACGTGCGTCACACGACGGACAGTGCCACCAACGGATGACGGGTCGCAGCAGGACACCGTCAATCATTTGACCGCTCGATTACGATATTGCCATCTTCGTCGCGACTGATCTTGGAGTTGCTCGGCGTCGCAGGCGGCACGTTGACCGTGATGTTCGGGTCCTGCTTGGGCACCCTGACGCTCACGTTCGGCGCTTCCACGTTGTGCGTATGGGTGCTGGTCGCGTCAACGTGGACCTCAGGAGCGGCGACGTGGACTTCAGGAGCGGCGACGTGGTGGATCTGACTGGCGTCAACGTGGACCTCGGCCGGCGGCGGCGGCTCGACGTGAACCTCGATCGGCCGCTTCGCCTTGGTCAGCGCCTCTAGGAATTCCGACACGATCAGCTGCTGGTTGGCTGCCGACATGCGCTCAAGGTCGGGAGCGAGTGCTTCCTTGACCACATTGGCGATGTCCACAAGTTGGGCCTGTGCCTTCGCCGCCCACTCGGCCTGGTCCCGTTGGTCAAGCAGATTAATAAGGAGTTCGTTCTTGCGCATATTGAACTCCGCATCCTGGTCGTATTTTGGCCAAATCAGTTCGGTGGCGGTTGGGGTGCCATCAAACAGTTCTAGGGCCTTAGACGCAACCACAGGGGCCTCTGGCGGGATTGTGGCAGCCTTCTTGGCTTCCGTTAAGAGCGACCAATCCAGAGATTGGGTCTCCACACGCACGGCGGGGTTGCCGGCCAGCGCACCGGGGCGCCACCAAGCGGCGTTCTCGACCTCTTTACCCTTGCGGTTGTCGCCGCTCAGGTCGATATCGGTCTCGTGGGGGATCGTGTAAATGAACCCCTGATACGTCCCGGTGGGCGTCGTCCATGACGCGCCCTTGTCGCCTTTGGGCAAATCGCAACCAACCTCTTCGGTCCACTCGCGTTGTGCCGCACCCCAGGCGTTCTCGCCATCTTCTAGAATGCCGCCAGGGATTTCCCACTGTCCGGCTGCCGACGACTTGTTGTCAATGGAACGCTGGACCATGAGCACGCGGCCCGTGTCGGCGGCCTGGACCAAGATGCCCGCAGCTGTCGGCGTGGCCTTGCTGAGAGAAATGAGGGACTTTACGACAGCGGCGTCACCCGCACGCACGGCGTCGTTGAGCTGCTCGGCCATGGCGGCGTCGACCGCGGTGAACTCGAAGTCACGTACGCCCTTGCCCATGCGGGTGCGAGCCCACTTGGCGAACGATGCCAGTTCCTTCTCGGCGTCGGCGTCGGCGTCGGGCTGACGGTTGTCGTCCTTCGGCGTGATGCCACCCGGCGCCTCGTTGTCGGGCGCTGGCGGCTTCGGCTTGGGCTTGGCAGCAACGCTGGCAGATGTCGGAGCGACGCTGGCGGACGAGGATGGCGATGTTGCGGCCTCGGGCACGGTGCCGTCGGGGTTGGCCATGACGTGGACTGGCGCCGGCGGATTCGCCGCCGCCTCGGCTGCCTGTTGCTGCGCGGCAAGTTGCCCCTGGAGGAACGATATGCCCGTGCCCGTCGTAATCCCCAGTTGGTCGGCCTCTGGCTCGCTGATCAGCGGCACGCCACGCTCGGCGCGGATCTCATTGCGCGTGCGGATGCCGGCATTGACGTCGATCTCATCGGCCTGGGCGCGGGTCAGATCGTCCTGATCGTCGCCACCGCCAGTAGCGGTCATGGTCAACTCGGGACCAACGCCCATAAACCGACGCGCCGCGTCGTTGATGCAGTCGATCAGGAAGTTGCGCAGCGCGTCCGTGGCGAACTGCTCGGCCTGGTCCGACTGCTGCTTGCCTGCCGCCCCACCACCAATGGACGAGTGCATCTGGATGCCAAGCAATGACTGGGGGATACCGAACTTGGCACCCATCTGCATGACGAGCCAGGCGTCGTAATCCGACTTGTACGCCTCGTCAACGCCCTTGAGCTGATCGACCTTCATACCGGGACGCATGAGCATGAACTGCTGACGGCGCTGGTTCTGGCCCGACCACTGGTCGTTATACATCCGCTCGTAGTACCCGAGCTGCTCGGGCGTCCACATCTCGGCGCCCTCTGTGGTGATGACCATCTTGGGCGTGACGCCATGGCTGTACTCAGCATGCAGCCACGACTGGCGCTGCATGTAGATCGTGGCGATGTTCACGCACTCTTCGACCTGGCTGTAACCGTACAGCGAGGACGGGTGCGGGCGACGGATATAGTACGCCAGCTGATCCGTCTGGAATCCGTTGGGAATCTCGCCATCACGGTCCATCGGCTCGGACTGATACTCGCCACGAGGGAAGCCGTAGAGAATCTGCTGATACGCCGGCGACGGCGGTTGGGGAATGAACCCCTGATTGTCGAGCAGGATCTTGATCGTCGGCGTATCGATGGTGGACAG